GAGCGTTAAATCCTAATACGCCAACTACAGATGCTAGAGAAAGTGTTAGAACTACCTCAGTAGAACTAGATGGTAGAGAGGCTTTATTTCCAACTGTTAGAATGGTGGATGGTAAATTAAAAAAATATGAAGGACAAGAAGGTAGGAAAGAAGCATTTAATATAGCTATGAAAAAGAAAGACTTTATATTTTTTAATACACCACAAGAAGCAACGGCATTTTCTAAAGGTTTATCTAAATATATAAGCCAATTAAGAAGAGGACAATAGTTGAAAAGAACAACATCAACCATACCATTTGGATACGAACTATCAGAGGATGGAAAAGAATACATCCCGATAGAGAAGGAACTGGAATTACTAAACACAGCTTTTGATTATGTAACAAACTGTGGAGCAGCAAAGGCAGCTAGATGGCTGTCGACAGCATCGGGTAGAAAGATATCAAACCCGGGTCTGACTAAGAGAATGAAACTAGGGGTACATTTAGATAAGAATGACTGAAGAACTGAACAAACCAAAAAGAGGTAGGCCTCCTAAGAAAGAAGGAGAGGCTAAGACGAGCTACACTTGGTCGAGAAAGATGAAAGCTAGACTTGCAACTCAAAGACAGCTTTCAGAGAAGAGAAGAAAAGCAGAGAAGCTAACGGAACAAGCGAAGAGAGCTAGAAGATCTGTTACCTTAGCAAAAGAATCTGCTGTCAAAGTGGACAATGCTCTAAAGGGACGATCTAAGTCTGTCGTTACTAGCGAAGACTTAAAAAGGGTGCCTCGAGCTGTAAGGGAGCATTTACAGCACCATGATGTAGTGTTCAAGGCCAACGAAGGCCCACAGACTACATTCTTAGAGTCACCCGAAAGAGACGTTCTTTATGGAGGAGCTGCAGGAGGTGGTAAATCATATGCGTTATTAGCGGATGTACTCAGAGACGCATCGAACTCTAACCACAGAGGCTTGTTGTTAAGAAGAACACTAGCCGAACTAACAGAATTGATAGACAAAAGTAAGCAACTCTATCCAAAAGCATTCCCCGGAGCTGTATTCAAGGAGGCTAAGTCCACTTGGGAGTTCCCTTCAGGGGCTAGGATATGGTTTTCTTACGTAGATGACGATAGAGATGTTACTAGATACCAAGGACAAGCGTTCAATTGGATAGGAATAGACGAGATTACCAACTACCCTACACCATACGTGTGGAATTACCTACGTTCTAGACTTAGAACTACTGATCCACAGCTAGGAATGTACATGAGATGTACTGCAAACCCGGGAGGAGTAGGCGGATGGTGGGTAAAGAAGATGTATTTAGACCCTAATCCACCAGATGACCCATTTTGGGCTAAGGATTTTGATACTGGTAAGACTTTGAAGTACCCTGTTAACCATTCTAAGGCAGGAGACCCTCTATTCTTACGTAAATTCGTACCTGCAAGGCTAACAGACAACCCTTACTTGTTCGAAGACGGTCAATATGAAGCGATGTTGATGTCTCTACCAGAAATAGAGAGAAAAAGACTACTAGAAGGTGATTGGGACGTAGCAGACGGCTCTGCCTTCACTGAATTTAGCCGTGCAACACATGTTGTAGAGCCTTTTGAGGTTCCTATAGGCTGGTCTAGGATAAGATCAGGCGATTATGGGTATTCTTCACCTTCTTGTATCCTGTGGGGTGCAATAGACTGGGATAATAACATCTGGATCTATAGAGAACTGTATGTAAAGGGCTACACAGGAGAAAGATTAGGAGATATGATTGTAGAGATGGAAAGAAACGATCCTCCTATGCAATTAACTACATTAGACTCATCCTGTTGGAATAAAACAGGTTTAGGGCCTTCAATAGCAGAAACTATGATAAAGAGAGGAGCTAGGTGGATACCTGCAGACAGACACAGAATAGCCGGAAAGATAGAAGTGCACAGGAGATTGGCTTGCGATGACAGAGGTAATCCTAGGGTTCGCTTTTTTTCTACGTGCAACAATACAATCAGGACTTTACCTACACTACCCATATCTAAAACCAATCCTGAAGATGTGGATACGAAGGCTGAAGACCATGCGTATGATGCATTGAGGTATATGGTAATGAGTAGGACTCTAATGAACGTGCACACTCCACATAGGATGATGAAGCAGACGCAGCAGTATGAACCTCAAGATCAAGTATTTGGATATTAATAGATGACAGAAGAATTTACAGTTAAATTACAAAAAGATGTTAAGGCTCAGTCAGAGTTGCCTCTTTCTGAAATGTTAGACATAGAAGTTAAACGTAAACAAAAAGATGTTGTAACCGACAACATAAACAAAATTAAAAATATTTTATCTAAAACAAAAATAGATTTAGGTGATGGTACAAAAGTTACTGCTTTAGAAATGACTGGCGAGCAGTTAAAAGCTAGAGGAGATATTTTTGAAGCTGCTTTAGTAGAGTCCCCAGAAGGTAAAAAATTATCTCCTTCAGGGAGAAGAAATTTAGTTTTAGCTTTAGATACTGTTTTTAAAGGCTCAGGTCTTGGTTCCCCCCTCATACAGACCATAATGGAAAAAAGAATGGGGGCAGAGAAATTTGAAGCAGCTACCAAAATGTCTTTAAGAAGAGCTAGGGCATCAATTGAAGAGTTGCCTATAGAAATATATCAAAAAGTTCCTGCTATAATTAAAAAATTAAAAGGAGAGTCTAAACATTTATTGGCAATGGCTTTTTTAGGAGGTTGGAGAGCAGAAGATTTAAATAAATTAAATATAGAAAACATTAGTTTTACAACTGGAAAAGCAACACAAAAATTAAAAGGTAAAGATAAAGCATTTGTTTTTTCTTCTGCACAACTAGATGTTCTTAAAGAATTAAAAGGAGATAGAATTTCAGGCCCTCTATTTAAAAATACCAAAAAGGCTCAGAAAGAAATAAACGATATTTTAAGTGCTACGCTTCCCGAGGTAGATACTATAACTGGAGAAGGAGTTGTAAAACAAGCTAATTTTACATACTATAAATTAAGAAATGCCAACGAAACATTACATGCAGAAATAGAAACTCCAGAAAATATAAGAGATGTAGCTACTGGTAGAAAAGCAAAATCAGAAGCACTAGGTTACATTTCTAAAAAATCTAATAGGATTAAAGTTACTAATGCCGGTAATAAAGTAAATGCAATGGCTGCTGGATATTCTGGTCGAACATCTTTAAAACAACTGATGCATGATATGGGCTATACAAACACTTCTACTAAAACTAACTTAGTTAAAGTTACTAAAGATATTTTAATAGATGAAGATTACATAGAAATGTTAGATGAAACATTTTATAAATCACTTCCCGGAACTTATGGTAGTTTTAATAAAAGCCCTGATGTAAACCTTGCTATAACAGAAGCCACTGATGAATTAGGAACTGAACTTATAGGGCTGTCTAAAGAAACTATAAAAGGACAGAGGCTTGATAAAAAAGCAGAGAACATTGAAAAAGAAAAAAACATAGGAAGTAAAAAGAAAAAAGGAAAAATAAACACAGACAATGCTGTTATAAAAAATTTAATGAAGGGTGCTGGGGTAGATGAAGAACAAGTAAAAGACATGAATTTTAAAGATTTATACGACAAGTATAAAGCAAATTTAAAATCTGGTGGACAAGAGTTTAGAGCTGACGATATAAATACTCCAAGAGTAACAAGTTACGGTGCTGCGGTAGAAGCTGCTGCTCCTGATTTTTTAGATTTCGTAACAGACCCTGATACATTAAAGACTGCAAGTAAAGTAGCAGCCAATGTAGTTGGAGGTATTCCCGGAAAAGTATTAAAAGCAGGTAAACTTATTTTAGGTAATCCTGTAAAAAATGTAGCAGACAGACCTATTGAAGACCCTGCAGATTTACAAGGAGGATTAATAGAAGAGGGAAGACAGCAAAGAATACAAGAACAAATGGCGGCTATAGAAGATAGTATGGTTAACGTGCCAGAAGAAGACGTTGTTCCTGAGACAACTGAAGAGAAAACTCAGAGAGAACTAAGCCAATTAGGTTTTTAACAATAAAAAAAGGAGACTAAACATGCCATACGGTAATAAAAGTGCATACAAATCAGGCTACATTATGGGTCAGATGAGTAAACAAGGAGCTATGAGTGAAGTAGGTGAAAACCTTTACAGAGAGAAGTTAGACCCTATGTTAATGGGAGAAAATTCAGGAGAATTTAAACAAACTGAAGATTCTAAATCAGCTTCTGGTAGCGAGCATATGAAACAGGCTGGTTACATCATGGGACAGACACCAAAAGTATAATAAACTTAGGATAGATTATGGATCAACCTATAGACGCATCTGAAGATATGACCGCTGACGCTCCCGGTCTTGTTGGGTATATACAAGAGAAGCAAAGGGAGGCAGAAGACGGTAGGCAAGTACACGAAGAAAGATGGTTAAGAGCTTATAAAAACTTTCGTGGTATTTATGATAGTACTACTCAGTATACAACAACTGAGAAATCAAAAGTATTTATAAAGATAACCAAGACTAAAGTTCTTGCTGCCTACGGACAGATTGTAGATATCTTATTTGCAAATAAAAAGTTTCCTATCACGGTAGAGTCCACACCTGTACCAGAAGGGATAACAGAATTTGCTCATCTACAAACACCCTTAGATGATAATAAACCTACAAGTCCTTATGGGTTTGAGGGAGATGGTAGAGAGTTTCCTCCCGGAGCTAAAGGAGTTGAAGGAGAATTAGATTACCTAGGAGGGCTTAGTAAAAAATACGAAGGTGCTCCTGTTGCTAAGGGCCCTGCCTTAATGGGAGAACCACAAATATCTCCTGCTAAAGAAGCGGCTTTAAAGATGGAAAAGATAATACATGATCAGTTGACTGGTTCTAATGCTATTTCTACTCTTAGAAATTCTATTTTCGAAGCAGTTCTATTAGGTACAGGCATAGTAAAAGGCCCTTTTACACATACAAAAACTGTACATAAATGGAGTAAATCTGAAGAGGGAGAAAAAGTTTATGAGCCCTACTACAGAGATGTTCCTAAAGTAGAGTCCGTATCTTGTTGGGACTTGTATACAGACCCGGTTGCAACAAGCATAGAAGATTGTGATTATGTGATACAGCGACATAAAATGAATAGATCACAGATTAGAGGTTTAATGGACATGCCAATGTTCGATGCAGATGCTATTCGTGAGGTGTTAGCAGGTGGTGGTAACTATCAAGATAAGTATTATGAAAGTATTATAAGAGATGAAGAACAAACACAAACAAGTACATATGATAGGTTTGAAGTATTAGAGTATTGGGGTTGCGTAGATGCTACTTTTTTACAACAGGTAGGAGTAGACACTTCTGGAGTTGATGACCTAGGACAGGTACAAGCTAATATTTGGATATCTGGAGGACAGGTACTAAGAGCTGTTATCAATCCTTTCATACCTATGCGTATGCCTTATCAAGTATTTCCATATGAAATAAGCCCATATCAAATCTGGGGTATTGGTATTCCAGAGAACATGGAAGATGCTCAGATGCTAATGAACGGACATGTTCGTATGGCAATAGACAACCTGTCGTTAGCAGGTAACATGGTTTTTGATGTTGATGAGACATCATTAGTTCCCGGACAGAACTACGATATATTTCCGGGTAAGATATTCAGAAGACAGTCTGGCGTTACAGGAACCGCAGTGAATGGTATTAAGTTCCCTAATACCGCAGGTGAAAACATACAGATGTATGATAAAGCTAGACAGTTGGCTGATGAAGAAACTGGTATTCCCAGTATTATGCACGGGCAGACAGGCGTTACAGGAACGGGCAGAACAGCAGCTGGCCTATCAATGTTGTTAGGATCAGCTGGATTATCCATTAAAACTGTTATTAAGAATTTGGATGATTATCTTTTGAAACCTCTAGGCGAATCGTTATTCCAATGGAATATGCAATTTAATGAAGATGACCCAGAAATAATTGGTGATTTAGAAATTAAACCAAGAGGCGTATCATCTGTGATGCAGAAAGAAGTACGATCACAGAGGTTAACAATGTTGTTACAAACAGTAGTAAACCCAATGTTAGCTCCATTTATTAAGATTCCTAATCTTATAAAAGAGTTAGCAATTTCACAAGATATTGATCCGGACAGTTTAGTTAACGATATTAACCAAGCTCAAATATACGCAGAAATGCTGAAAGGAATGCAAAATGCCCAACAACAACAACAGCAACCAGAA